GGTGGTGGTTATGCTAATGCAGATAATCCAATACTAGCATACCCTAGATTTGTTGCAAAAGATCCTAATGGAATTCATTCAGAATTTATTGCTGCATATATGATTGCAACGATGGTTAATGTTAAACAGAAGATCAGAGATAAATATGGTTTTGAACTACCTACACATGATGTAGAGTCTGTAGTTTTTAATGCCCAAAGAAAAGGCAACATACCTTGTTTCCATACTGATGGTACTGGTAGCAAGAAATATAGTTGGAGTATCATTGGATTCATGACTCCACAATGGGATAAGTCTTGGGGTGGAGAATTGCAAATCCAAGAAGAGACTTTTACTTTTGAACCTGGTGATTTTATAGCATTCAAATCTACTGAACTACATGATGCTATGCCTATACTGGTAGACACACCATTTTACAGATTGACCTGTGCATGCATGATACCGTAATGTGACAGTATATTAAAGTGTCCACTTGAGGGTTTTTACCCTCTATTTTTTTGTTATACTAGTAGTATACAAGACGAGACAAATGCTTCACGAAATTAAAGGTAAACTTGCCAAACTCCTAGCAACAGAAAATTTGATCATCGAGCATAGAGATGTGACTACTGCATCTTTCGATGTAGAGCGTAGAGTTCTTACTCTACCAATGTGGCAAATTAATTCTGAGGATGTATACGATCTTCTAGTAGCACATGAGGTAGGTCATGCACTTTATACTGACCCTCGCAACTGGTTCATGGAAGATGAGTACAAAGATCTTAATCCATCTTTAGTAAACATCACAGAAGATGCTCGTATCGAGAAGTTAATGAAGAGAAGATATGCAGGTCTAAACAAAACATTCAGTAGAGGATATACACAATTAAATGAGGATGATTTCTTTGAGACTCAAGGTGAAGATCTTGCAACATATAGTTTCCCTGATCGTATCAACCTATGGTTCAAAGTAGGTGCATTCTTAAACATCAAGTTCTCTAACAAAGAGAAAGAGATTGTAGATCTTGTAGGTAAGTCTGAAACATTTGATGATGCATTAGTAGCAGCAAAAAGACTAAGTGCTTTTATCGAAGAGAACCAAACTAAAGATCTAGAGTTTGTAGAGAAATTAGCTTCAAAAGAAGGTGTTGCTCAAGGTGGTCTTGATAATCCTATGGATTTAGATGACTTACTAGATGACTTGATAGATCAACAATCAAAAGAAGATAAAGAAGTAACAGAAGGAGATGGTAACAACTTTAAACCAGAAGATGTAGATGGAGACTTTGATCTTGATGATGGACTAGATGACGAAGATGATACAGAAGATCTTAATTACAAAGGCACATCAGGTGGTACTCATGCTACTAATGATTTTGAGACTAAAACTGTAGACTCACTAGCAGAAAAATTAGAAGAACTAGCAGGTAAGTTTGACCCTAATCGTGAAGCACCAGTTTACCTAAGTCTTCCAAAAATTGATCTCAATAGAACTGTAGTTCCTGTAGATGATATTCACTCATATATTGAAGATGATTGGAATACCTATGAAGAGAGAATGGGTGAGGAGTATGCAAGATATGGTGGTGCTAATTGGGTAGCAGAATGGCACAAAGATTCTGAAGACGCATATCAAAAGTTCAAGAGATCAACTGGTAAAGAAGTTAGTTATCTTGTTAAAGAGTTTGAAATGAAAAAAGCAGCATCTGCATATGCTCGTGCTGCTACTTCTAAAACTGGAGTTCTTGATTGCTTAAAACTACATCAGTACAAGTACAATGATGATATCTTCAAGAAGATTACAGTTCTCCCTGATGGTAAGAATCATGGCTTGATCTTTGTACTAGATTGGTCAGGTTCTATGGCAGATGTGTTACTAAACACAGTAAAACAGATGTATAATTTGATATGGTTTTCTCGCAAAGTCGGCATCCCATATGAGGTTTACGCATTCACTAACGAGTGGTACTACTATGGTACCAAAGATGAGAGACCTGAGCGTGAAGAGCAAGGTTCAGATGAATTATTCATTGAAGATCATTTCAGTTTAATGAATCTTCTTAGTAGCAACTGTAATGCTAAAGAATGTGAGAGACAGATGCTGAATATCTGGAAGATAGCAGAAGGTTTTTGTACTAGACATGGTGTTACTCCTAGAAGAATGTCACTATCTGGCACTCCATTGAATGAAGCACTACTTTCTCTTCATGAAATCATTCCTCAGTTCCAAAAAAATACTGGAGTTGAAAAAGTAAACTGTGTTGTACTTACTGACGGTGAAGCAAGTTCACTATGTAGAACTGCAATGGTTCAGCGTGATTGGGAAGATAGACCAGAATTGCGTCATAAGCATATTCGTAGCAACTGCTTTCTAAGACACAATGGTTATACTCGTAGGTTGAGTGATATCTATTTCAAGTTTACTAAGATCTTATTAGATGATCTAAAGTCATCTTTCCCTCAAGTTAACTTTGTTGGATTCCGTTTACTTGGCAATAGAGATCTTTCATCTATGATCTCTCACTACATTCCTGATTTTGACAGTAGAGATCGTGCTCGTGCTGATTGGAAAAAGCACAAGTCTTTCACCATCAAGAATCAAGGATACGATTCATTCTTTGTTCTTTCTTCTAACAATCTTTCAAATACTACTGAGTTTGAAGTTGCTGAGGATGCAACCAAAGCACAAATCAGATCTGCTTTCAAGAAGTCTTTTACTAACAAGAAAATGAACAAAAAAGTATTAGGCGAATTTGTTGAGATGGTCGCTTAACAAACTGTCCACTTGGGGGTTTATTCCCCCTTGATTTACAGTATAATATATACATACACGAGACAACATTATGGCTTTCCAAGCAAAATTTTCAAACGAAGACTTGATTTCATTCTTAACAAAAAACGATACTGTTAAGGAAGTTACTAGCAAACAAATAAATGAAGCAGCAGCACACTTTGATGTACAAGTTCAAAGCGTTACAAAGCGTGTCAATAAACTTAAAGAGTTTCGTAAAGTTACTCGTGGTAAGTGGACATTAACTGTGGCAGAAGCACTAGAGAAAAATTATTCAGCACCTGCTGCTCAACCAGAACAGAGTAAAAATCTTATTCCAGAGATAGATGATCACTTTGTTAAATTTGGCAACTTCAATGATATCAGAAAGATCATTAAGTCTAAGGTATTCTATCCTGCATTCATCACAGGTTTATCAGGTAACGGTAAGACATTTTCTGTAGAGCAAGCATGTGCTCAAGCAAAGAGAGAGTTTATTCGTGTCAACATTACAATTGAAACTGACGAAGATGATCTCATTGGTGGTTTCCGTCTTGTCAACGGTAGTACTGTATGGCATAACGGTCCTGTAATCGAAGCACTTGAGCGTGGTGCAGTTTTACTTCTTGATGAGATCGATCTAGCATCTAACAAGATACTATGTTTACAATCTATCTTAGAAGGTAAGGGAGTATTTCTTAAAAAGATTGGTAGGCATGTTCTTCCTGCTAAGGGATTCAATGTAATAGCAACTGCTAATACAAAAGGTAAGGGTTCTGACGATGGTAGATTCATCGGAACTAATGTTCTTAATGAAGCATTCCTTGAGAGATTCCCAGTAACATTTGAGCAATCATATCCTAGTGTTTCTATCGAGCAAAAGATTCTTGAGAAAGAGTGCGAAGATATTCCATTCTGCAAGCATCTAGTAGATTGGGCAGACATCATTCGTAAGACATTCTTTGATGGTGGTGTTGATGAGGTTATCTCAACTCGTAGGTTAGTTCACATTGTTCGTGCCTATGCTATCTGGGGTGACAAACTTAAATCAATTCAAGTTTGCTTAAATCGTTTTGATGATGAAACAAAATCTGCTTTCCTTGACTTATATGATAAGGTAGATGCAGATGTAGATCTTAAATCTGAAGATGCTAATTAAACCTTTTGGTCCTTTGATATTACATGAAGTGATATCAGAGGACTTTTTAAATTTTCTTGTTGATGCATCTGTCCAAACAAAAATTAAAAATGAAAATGTTGGATGGGATTTAGCAGGTAATATAGATGATCAATTACAATGTGAACTTGATCCTGATAGATTTGTGAAGGAGATTTATCCTCACATTTTTAGGTATATGGCAGGATGTTTACAAAGAAGAAATGAAGATATGTTAGGACAACCAGATCCACCAATGTCAAGACTTACTTTTAATTGTGGTAATGGTCCTTGGATGAATTTTCAAAAGAAGAATGAATTCAATCCTGTTCATGTTCACAGTGGTGAACTTTCCTCTGTTATAATGATTGATGTTCCCAAAGAGATAGAAGAAGAATCTGATGCTGTTAAGGACAAAACTAATATGCCTTGTCCTGGTCAGTTAGAATTTCTTGACGGTCCTTCTGGATACATGTATACTGGAAGTTATAAAGTAGTTCCTAGGACAGGTGACATATTTGTATTCCCTGCACAGTTAAAACATACTGTATATCCATTTACAAGTGATGTCACTAGGATAACTATGAGTTATAATATATTCAACATACAAGTTGACTCAAACACTTAGGAGTGATATAATGGTAAATGCATGGAGTCTAGCAGCATCTATACTAGACGGAACCTTTGAGGAGGATTATCCAATTATGGATAAAGATGATGAATGGATTGAAAAATCTGGTGGTTATGAATGGACTCCTGGTTCGCCATGGCCTCCAGAGGTTCCAGACGATACTATTGAAGATTTGCAGATGGGATACCCACCAGTATATCCTGTAGATTACAAGTATAATGAAGATGAAATCTTAGATAGTATTAAAGAGTATATTGGAAAAACATATTCCAAACACTACTCTAATAAAATACAGACTCTAGATCTTATTGATTCTGTCGGGGATGCATCTGCATTCTGTCGTAGTAACATACTTAAGTATGCATCTCGATATGACAAAAAAGGAACTGCAAAACTTGACATACAGAAGATAATGCACTATGCTGTATTATTATACCACTTTGAAGGATTAGACAAGGACTCTTAACCAATGGATATGAAACTATCTGATAAAACTATCGACCTCTTAGAAAATTTTTCTTCTATTAACCAATCTATTTTGGTTAAAAAAGGATCTAAACTTCGCACAATATCTGTGATGAAGAACATCCTTGCAGAGGCAGAAGTTGACGAAAACTTTGAAAAAGACTTTGGGATATATGATCTCCCACAGTTCTTAAATGGTGTCAATCTTATGAATGACCCAGACATCGATCTTAGGAATGAGTCTTATATGATTCTTCGTGAAGGTGAAACAACTAAAGTAAAATTTGCTTTTGCTGATCCTGAGGTGATCATATCTCCACCAGAGAAAGGTATCGAATTACCTAATCCTGATGTATCATTCCAGTTGGATAGTATTCAACTTCAGAAGTTGCTTAAGGCATCTTCAATATATCAGTTACCAGATCTTGCTGCTGTTGGTAATGCAAGGAATATTACTTTGACAGTTCGTGACAAGAAGAATGACAACTCTAATGAGTTTGCTCTTGTTGTTGGGGAGACCGACAGTATATTTGAATTTAATTTCAAGATCGAAAATATCAAGTTGATTCCTGGTTCATATGAAGTTCAAATTTCTAGAAAGAACCTTGCTAAGTTTACCAATAGCAAGTATAATCTAGATTACTTCATAGCGTTGGAACCAGATTCAACATATGCCGATTGAGTCATTACCACTCTTTACTGTTTATATCCATAAGGTTAATATAACTGAATGGAAAAAAGAAGGGAACCGTATATTGTCTATGGTTCCCTTTAATAATAGTATTCAACATACGCATATTGATTACACAGACTACTTTAATAAATCAGCACCTCCATATGCAGAAGATTTTTTAAAGATGACACAACCGTATCTAGATGAATTTTTAAAAATTTCTCAGTACAAATTTACTCATGTAAGTGGTCTGTGGTGTCAAAGATATAAGAGCAGAGATTATCATGTTCCTCATGATCATGGCACTGTTGGTTATTCTTGTGTATTCTATGCTAGAATAAACCCAAAGGTACATAAAAGTACTTTGTTCTTTTCACCGTTTGCAGCAGAATCTGGTAGTCGTGATACTAGTTCTATTGCAGTTGAAGAAGGTGACTTGGTAATCTTCCCAAGTGGTTTGTTGCATATGGCACCACCACATGATAGTGACCAAGATCGTATTATTATTTCGTTAAATCTTTTGTAATGAGAAATGAATTTCTATGGGTTGAAAAGTATAGACCCAAGACCATAGATGATTGTATTCTTCCGAAGAGTATCAAAGATACTTTTCAGAAGTTTGTAGATAAAGGTGAGATACCTAATCTATTGCTTGCTGGTCCTGCAGGATGTGGTAAGACAACTATTGCAAGAGCACTTTGTGAACAACTATCATGCGACTATATTATTATCAATGGATCTGATGAAGGTAGGTTTCTTGATACTGTAAGAAATCAGGCAAAGAATTTTGCATCAACTGTTTCTCTATCACAAACTAGCACTCATAAGGTAATCATTATTGATGAGGCAGATAATACTACACATGATGTGCAGTTACTACTAAGGGCAAACATTGAATCGTTTTATAACAATTGTAGGTTTATCTTTACTTGTAACTATAAGAATAAAATTATAGAACCATTGCATTCTAGATGTGCTGTTGTAGAGTTTGGTATTAAAGGTAAAGAGAAACAAACTATTGCAGCATCATTCTTCCAAAGACTCAACGATATTTTAGATAAAGAAAATATCAAATCAGATAAGAAAGTTATTGTAGAACTCATTAACAAACACTTTCCTGATTGGAGGAGAGTCTTAAATGAATGCCAAAGATACTCTGTTGGTGGTATAATAGACTCAGCAATCCTTGCAGAATTTTCAGATGTAAAAGTAAATGATCTCATTAAGAAACTCAAAGAGAAGGATTTCCCATCGGTTCGGAAGTGGACGGTTTCCAATTTGGATAATGATCCTAATCTTCTCTTCCGTCGTATCTACGATGCTTTATACACATCCCTTGACGGTCCTAGTATTGCTGCTGCTGTGCTTATTATTGCTAAGTATCAATATCAAATGGCATTTGTAGCAGATCAAGAAATTAACATGCTTGCATGTCTTACCGAAATTATGGTAGAATGTAAGTTCAAGTAAAAATTATGACTATTAAATCAAACAAATTACGCAACCAAGTTAAGAGTGGATTTTATTATTTGTTCTGGGGTGTTGCTACATGTTCTGTAGTAGCAGGACAAGTCTATGTTGGTACTTCACATAGAAAATTATCAACCTCATTAGATGCATGGTTTGATAAGACTATTAGTATTATGATACAAAAGCGTTTGATGAGACAGCAAGAACCAAGAGGATATTATATGCCTACTCCTAGACCAGAAGATTATGAAAAACCAGATGATAGCGGAGTACAATTCTTAAAGGATCTCGATCCTGATGATTATGTCATTTGGGAAACAATTAGTCAGGAAACTTACTAAACCTGTATATATAATACAGTATTTGAAGTGTAAGAAATATCTTACATACACATAAACAAATACAAACACTAACACTTACAGTTAAAAACTATGGCTAGGAATCCCTACGAACTCCGTATGGAGTGCCTTACAATGGCAGAAAACAGACTTCAGAATCGTTTTTCTGAAGCACAAAGAAGATATGAATATCTTGCTGATGCTGGTGTAGAACAGGATCCTGAGGACTATCCTGTCTTCCCAACTGATGAACAGATTGATGCTTTAGCAGACAAGTTAGTTGCTAAAATGTCTGGAGAATAATATTATGACTCGTATAACTCCAGTAATGCCACCTCTACTACCAGAGGAAGTAATTTCAAATTTTGATGCTAAAGCATGTGGTGCAGCTTTTAATGGTAGATCATGTGAAAAAGCAGTAGAGACTTATCTACTAAGTAACAAAATTAATTATTCTGTACCTCTCGTAGATCAAGGAATTGATCTTATAGTTCATGAAGAAGGATTAGAGAGAGCACAAATAAAAAAAATTGTTCATAAATCTGTGGTTGACAAACAATTGAAAAAGCGTGGTATAATTCTTAGGAGGGAAACTTTTGATTTTAGATTCCAAACTTCTACCAATAATTCTCCTCCTCGCACTAAAGAAAATACAGATGTTTTCTATCATGTCTTAATGACATGTTGGAGGACTCTAATCTTTAAAGTTCCAACTAAAGGATTAACAACTAATCCTGATGGTGCATTTGCAAAGATGAAAAATCCAGTTCTTGATCGTTCTTTTATTCAAAAAAGAATACAAGAAGGAACTGATCTTAGAAAATGTCTAGTATCATCACAATATGATAAAAGAGTCTTCCAACATTACCCAGAATTTTTTATTCATAGACCTACTTTATTTGAACTTGCAGCATGAAGCAATTGAAAACTCCCCTTCGTTATCCTGGCGGAAAGTCTAGAGCAGTTAAGAAATTATTTGGTTATTATCCTTTGAATAAAACTGAGTACAAAGAATTTCGCGAACCATTTCTAGGAGGTGGTTCGTTTGCTTTAGAATGGACTAAAAGATTTCCTGATACTAAAGTATGGGTCAATGACTTATACGAACCATTAGCAAACTTTTGGATGGAGTTACAACATGACGGTGAGGCATTGCAGAATTCAGTTTGGAAAACAAAGAACTTGCATCCAGATAGAGATACTGCTAGAGAATTATTTGAACAAGCAAAAGAAGATATAAACAACAAGGGGTTAACTAATATAGAAAGAGCAGTAGCATTTTATGTTACCAATAAGTGTAGTTTTTCTGGTCTTACTGAGTCGAGTTCTTTTTCTCCACAGGCATCAGAATCTAATTTTTCTTATAGAGGAATTGAGAAACTAGCAGAGTATGGAAAATTGATTCAGCATTGGAAGATAACTAATAGTACATACACAGATCTTTTAACTGATGATCCTACAGTCTTTATGTATTCTGATCCACCGTATGAGATATCATCAAATTTATATGGTAGAAAAGGTGCTATGCATAAAAAGTTTGATCATGATCAGTTTGCTTCAGATTGCGATGATGCATGTGCAGATCATATAATATCTTATAATTCATCACAGTTAATTCGTGATCGTTTTGTAAATTGGAATGCATCTGAATTTGATCACACATATACCATGAGATCAGTGGGTAAATATATGTTAGAACAAATGGATCGTAAAGAATTAGTATTGACTAACTATACAGTATGAAAATTATAGGACTCTATGGTACAATTGAAAATCCAGAGGCAATAAGTCATGACTCTGGTGCAACTTTATTTGTAGATGGATACCATATTAGAAGTATAAATGAAGAGCGTTTGAGTAGAATAAAAGAGGATGGTAGTTTTCCTTTTAAATCTATTGATTATGTTCTAGGAGATTATTCTAAAGATGATGTAGATATAGTTTGTTATGTTCCAACATATCCTTGGAATAATCTTTTTAAATATAATGAAGTTACTACTACAAAGCGTAAAATTTGGTATGAGGGAAAAGAAAAGGAAGCAAGTCAATTACTAAGAGATATATTTCCACATGCAGATGTATGGTTTTTATCACATCATTTATGTCATGCAGCATCAACTGTTTTTACTTCTCCATTTAATAGTGGAAGTTTTTTAACATTGGATGGTTTGGGTAGTGGACTATGGGATTTTGCTACTGGTAATATTCGTGGTGGAGAAAATAATAGTATAGGATATTTCAATAAGAGAAAAAAGATTTTTAGATTCTTTCGTATGCCTGGTGATGTTGGTGAAAATTCTTTTGGAGAATTTTATTGTCAATGGTCTAAGATGATATATGAGGGAAAGTGTAAAGAGATAGGTAAAGAATATGAAGATGATAAAACACCGAAAGAGGGAAAGATAATGGGTCTTGCATCATATGGAAATGAACTAGATGCACCTAAACCATATACACTTGCTAATGATTATGCTAAAGAATTATTTGATATTGATAAGTATGACTTTGGACATAATGTGGCAAACTTCTATGACTATCGTATGGTATTTAATTCTATTCAAGGAAGTTTAGAAGATAAAGCATACTATCTGCAAAGATCATTTGAAGATGCTTTACTTGGATTAGTTAAGTCTTTACAAAAAGATGGTTACCTAGAAGATAATCATTGTTTTGCAGGTGGATCTTTCCTCAATGTATGTGCTAATAGTTTATTAAAACCATTGTTTAATACCATGCACATACCACCATATACGAATGACTCTGGTATTCATTTTGGAGCAGCAGCATGGGGTGCTTATAAAACTGGAAGTAATCCTCGTATGCCAAAAAATAATATTTCATACCTTGGAAAATCTTATGAAGATTTTGTTCCTGACGAGGAGAATATGGAATACTATGAAGACTTTGATTTGTTGTGTGAGACGGTTGCTTATGAACTTGAGAAAAATAGAATTGTAGGATGGTTCCAAGGTAGATCAGAACATGGTCCTCGTGCTCTCGGTAATCGTTCTATTCTTATGAGTCCTACTCAACCAGAAAATAAAGACATCTTAAATAAGAGAATAAAACATCGTGAGCATTGGAGACCGTATGCTGGTATAATGTTAGAAGAAAGAATAGATGATTATTTTCTTGAGGGTGAGGTTACACCATACATGTTGAGTTCTCAGCATGCTATAAGTGATAGGATACCTGCTATTGTTCATGAAGATAAAACTTGTAGAATTCAAACTGTCAATAAGAAACAGAATCCTAAGATGTGTCATCTACTATCTAAATTTGAAGATCCTATTCTTTTAAATACATCATTCAATAAGAGTGGAGAACCTATCATAGAAACTCCAGAAGATGCTATTAAAGGATTTAAAAATATGGATCTTGATTTTCTTGTCATTGGGAATTACATACTATGGAATTAAAAGACTGGTTAAATTCAATTAATCTTAACAAGAAAGATATTCTTGAAGAAGATCCTGATGCAAAGTATCCTGCATATATTGTAAATCGTTGCTTATCTGGTCATCTTGATTGTGTCATGTATGCTAACGAGATGAATAGATTTCCTAATTTAGATAAGGACATGCAGTATAATTTTATGTTAAATGGAATCAGAAAGAGAAAGCGTTTTGCTCCTTGGTTAAAGCAAGAAAGGATTGAAGATCTAGAGGTTGTAAAAAAATACTATAAGTATAATACTGAGAAAGCAAAACAAGCATTGAGAATATTAACTCCTGATCAACTAGAATATATAAAACATAAAATGGATGTAGGTGGTATCAAGTGACAAAGGTTTTGAGTATTGATATTGATTATTGTTTTCCTGCAGTAGATGACTGGCCAAATGATAACAATGAACTATGGGAAGAGTGGCATCCTTATACAAAGTGGACGCAATATTTTAATAAGTATACTGATTTAAACGATAGATCAAAGATAATTGATGAAGAGTGTTTAGATTATATGTTAGAAACATATACTAGAGCACTTGCAGCATCTCCTAATGCTACAGTTTCTTTTGGATTTGATCATGATATGATACTTAAAGATCTTCCCAAAGGAAAGATTGATCTAGTTAATATAGACCATCATGATGATTTTTTAGCAGGAACTTTTATCGGTGATGATAATGATGAATTTAAAGAGTATCTTGCTTGTCATCTATTAGAGTATCATTTTGCTCATACTTATGGTAAAGTTGATGAGGGTAGTTGGGGTGCGTACTTACATCATCAAGGAAGACTGAATAGTATGACTTGGATTCGCAATGAAGGAATAAAGGAAGTCGATACTCGTAGTCCAGTTAATAACTTTATATGTGAGAATGTGGGTGAACCTACTAAATGGAAAGCTTGTCATGCTCATGAGTACGATCACGGAGACTATGTTTATGATCATATCTTTGTTTGTCTATCTCCAATGTATTTTCCATTACCAGTTTGGGATACCTTTAGTGTGTTCCTTGGCATCTATGAAAAACAAAGTGGAAAGGACTGTAAGATGAATGAATGGTGGGATAAAAGATATATCAATAGGATGGCTTATGGTAAGGCATATGAGGTAGTCTACGCAGGACTTCAGAATGTCAAGAAGTCCCTAAACTAAATAGAAATACTGAATTTTATCTTAGTATAATGAGCGTTGTTGTTGAACCAACCTATGATTGGTCGCCAGATAGTATGATTGAGGTGGCTTTAAGTGAGCCAGATGACTTTTTAAAAGTACGAGAAACCTTAACACGAATAGGTGTTGCTTCCCGTAAAGAAAAGAAATTGTATCAGTCGTGTCATATACTACATAAACAAGGAAGATATTATATCGTCCACTTTAAAGAATTATTTGCACTTGATGGAAAAAGAGCTAACCTTACTATTAACGATGTGCAGCGTAGGAATCGTATTAGTCAGTTGCTTGCTGATTGGGGCTTGATTTCTATCAAAGAATCTGCTAAGATAGGAGATATTGCACCTTTAAACCAGATAAAAGTATTGTCTTATAAAGACAAAGGTAACTGGATACTAGAAACTAAGTACAACATTGGTCGTAAAACTAAAGAAGAGGAAGTGTCATGAACTATAAAAGATGGATCGCAATAGGTTCAGCAAGTCTTATTGGATTAACTTATGTTGGTGCAGTAGGAACTATTGCTAGAAGACAACCTCAGGAGAGTAGATTTCCTAGTCTTCCTGTAGGTCCTTATACATCATATAGAATTAAGAGTAATGCTGATGGTTCATATGAAATGGCATATAGAGCAAATGATCCTTTAGTTATGTCTAATGTAAAAGATATACAGAAGAGTGGTGGATTCTTAGGAATGAAGAAGCAAAATATACAGACAACAGAAATGTATACAATGGACGGAGCAGCTCATCATGGAGGACCAGTTAGTAGTACTAGTGCATGGATAGATCCATCTGCTCAAGGTAAAGGTGCTCAGGAAAGTACAACAATTAGTGCAAAGACTATCGCATGTATTGAAGCTGCTGGATCTGGAAAAGGAACTGGTAGAATGGTAGGTGGTGCTGTTGGTGCTTCTGCTGCCCCTGCATTGTCAAATATACCATTTATAGGTTGGGTTGCTGCTGGATTTGTTACTATGTTTGGTGCAGATAAGGGTGGTGATATAGGTTCTGAATTGTCAACATCATACGCAGGATGCGATGATATAGATATTCCACATACTAAGTGAAAAAATTTATCTTTGATGTTGACGGAACTCTAACACCGAGTCGTCAACAAATAGACTTTAAGTTTATGTGCTTCATGATTAAATTCTGTTGCACCTATGATGTCTATCTTGTTACTGGTAGTGATAGAGAGAAGACAGTTGATCAACTTGGTCTTGATATATGTTACAGAGCAAAGAGAGTATATAATTGCTCTGGTAGTGATGTTTATGAAAGAGATGTCAATGTCTACAGGGATGATTGGCAATTACCAAAAGAAGTAGAATGGTTTTTAAAGGATGAGTTAGCATATAGTTGCTTTCCTATTCGTAACGGATTGCATATTGAAAGAAGACCAGGTGGTGTAAACTTTAGTATCTTAGGTAGAGGAAAAGATCCATCTGTAGGTAGGGCAGAATATATTAAGTGGGATAAAGAAAGATTAGAAAGAGAGGATATTGCAAATAGACTTAGAGATAATTTCCCAAATCTATCTGTAGCATTAGGAGGACAAACTGGTCTTGACTTAGGACCTTTAGGTAGTGATAAGAGTCAGATTCTTAGAGACTTTAAACTAGGTGAGGAGTTACATTTCTTTGGTGATAGGATGGAAGAAGGAGGTAACGACTATAGTTTAGGGAAAGCAGTACAAGAAATGGGTGGTAAAGCGTACCATGTCAGAGATTGGGAAGAGACAAAAAGTATTATAATTAGTAGTGTCGCCGAAAGGGACAACAAAAAACAACTCGCTTATTAAGGAGAACCATGATGACTAACCTCGCAAGGTATCATACTACTAATCTTCCAGAATTAATGAAGATTATTAGAGAAAACGGTATAGGGATGGATGACTATCTCAATCGTTTCTGGGATGATACATCAACAAGTAATTACCCACCTTACAATCTTATCACTGTAAGTAATACTGAATCCAAACTAGAAATAGCACTAGCAGGATTTAAAAAGGATGAGATTAAAGTTTACACAGAGTATGGTAAACTATATGTGGAAGGAAACAAAGAAGATAAAGAAGATAAAACTTACGCATATAGAGGACTTGCACAAAGATCCTTTAATAGATCATGGCATATTGCTGAAGACACTATTGTCAAAGATGCAAAGATTGAAGATGGATTACTAACTGTCACACTTACTAAGGTAGTTCCAGAACATCATCAGCGTAAGGATTGGATCTGACTAGGCATAAATTTTTGTAACCAAAAGTAGGTTTGTTAGGATATCCTAACTAAATAAAGTACATATGGAGACAACTATGCACAACATAATGCCCCAGAACCAACTGTCTGGATGGACAATGACTGATCACTCTTACTCAAGTGAATCATGGGAACAAAAACTGGATGAGTATTATGAATGTATTGTTGAATGCTCGCATGGTCAACCTGTTTGCAAACGGTTATGCAATGAAATCCTAAGGTAATATATAAGGGGGTCGTCAGACCCTCTTTTTTATGGTATAATGACGAAAGGAATTTAAAACACATGTCGATAAAAGTAGCATTGATTAATAATGATCAGGTAATCGCTGATATAAAGGAGGTAATTGATCCTGAAAATGACAGCAGACAATACCTTTTCAATAATCCATTGAAGGTTATTTTACAACCAACAATGACTCTTCAAGAAGATGCATCTCAAATAGATTCAAATCAATCTCAAGTTTCATTAGCAACTTGGCAACCATTAACAACTGATTCTACCTTTGTAGTTAATCCTAATGTAGTTCAATGTGTTTACGAACCTATTCCTGATCTTAGGTCAATGTATTTGGAGTTACAAAATGGCAATTAAGATAGTAGTATTTGATGACAGTTATAAATGTGTCATCGCAGATGTTCAAGAAGTAGTTGGTGCTGATATTGGTGAACCAGATTGTCAACTTACTGATCCATATGAGTTCATTGAGTTTGATGATGAGGAAGAACCAAAGGAATATACTGATCGTTTAAAACCTTGGGATGTTCTTAACAAATCATCAGATAATAAATGTCGTATTAGCAGTGATAAGATTCTTACTCTTGTAGATCCAGACAAATTTATTTTAGATGCATACAATGAAATTATTAATTGAATGAAGTTTTACACTAATGTGCAAATGATCGGGGATAGTTTCCTCGTTCGTGGTTATGATAATGGTGAGTACATTCAGTTCAGAGAAAAATACAATCCAACTCTATTTGTTCCCTCAAACAAAAAAACTTTTTATAAAACTTTAGAAGGTCAATATGTCGAACCTATTAAACCAGGTTCGGTAAGAGACTGTAGAGATTTTTATAAAAAGTATGAAGAAGTTGAGCATTTTAAAATTTATGGCAATGAGAGGTATATCTACCAGTATATCTCAGATAAGTACCCCGAAGAAGAGATCAAGTTCGACATTGAAAAGGTACGATTATTAACTGTTGATATTGAGACTCGTTCTGAGAATGGATTTCCTAATGTAGAAACTGCTGATCAGGAGATATTATTGATCTCTGTGCAAGATTATAATACTAAAGAGATCACAACATGGGGTGTAGGTCCATTTAAAATTAAACAAGATAATGTCAGATACATTCAGTTCAATAATGAACATGATATGTTGAGTAGTTTCATCCAATGGTGGATGGACAATACTCCTGATGTTGTAACAGGATGGAATATCCAACTGTTCGATATGCCATACATTACTAAAAGGATTGATCGTCTTCTAGGTGAGAAACTTGCCAGAAGATTATCTCCTTGGGGATTGGTTAGTGAGAAGGAAGTATATATTAAAGGTCGTAGGCAAGTCTATTATGATATTGGTGGCATCACGCAGTTAGATTATCTTGATCTTTATAAGAAGTTTACTTATAAGGCACAAGAATCTTATCGATTGGATTATATTGCAGAGGTAGAACTAGGTCAGAAAAAACTTGATCACTCTGAGTTTGATACCTTCAAAGATTTCTATACTAATGGTTGGCAGAAGTTCGTAGAATATAACATCAAGGATGTGGAACTTGTTGACCGTCTGGAAGACAAGATGAAACTTATTGAACTAGCACTTACTATGGCATATGATGCTAAAGTAAACTATAACGATGTCTTCTATCAGGTAAGGATGTGGGATACCATTATCTACAATTATCTAAAGAAAAAAGGAATAGTAATTCCACAAAAAGAACAATCAGATAAATCTGAGAAATACGCAGGTGCTTATGTCAAAGAACCAATTGCAGGACGCTATGATTGGGTGGTCTCTTTTGACCTTAATAGTCTGTATCCTCATCTCATTATGCAGTACAATATCTCCCCAGAAACCATCAGGGAGACTCGACATCCAAAAGCAACTGTTGATAGAATCCTTGAAAAAGAAATAGAAATAACAGGTAAGGATGCTATTGCTGCTAATGGAGCACAGTATAGAAAAGATAAGAGAGGTTTCTTACCTGAGTTGATGGAGAAAATGTATAATGAGCGTGTAATTTTTAAAAAGAGGATGATCGATGCCAAGAAGAAATATGAAAAGACACCAACGGTTGCTCTTGAAAAAGAAATTGCAAGATGCAACAACATACAAATGGCGAAAAAGATATCTCTTAATTCTGCTTATGGTGCTATCGGCAATCAGTACTTCCGCTATTATAAATTAGCAAATGCAGAAGCAATCACATTGTCAGGACAAGTCTCTATCAGATGGATAGAGAACAAAATGAATAACTACTTAAACAAAATTCTTAAAACAGAGGATACTGATTATGTTATTGCTAGTGATACTGATTCTATCTACCTCCACCTTGGTCCTCTTGTCGATCTTATCTACAAAGATAGAGAGAAGGATGCTGAGGGGATTGTCTCGTTTCTTGATAAGATTTGTGAGGAGAAA